AGCTCCAGGCCTTGCTCGCCCATAACATCGACGTGGTTCCATCGTCCCAGGATCAGGAGGAAGGCGAGGTTTATTGCATCAACGGATTCGACCGTAACCTGGCAAACGTCAAGGTGACCGAAGACGGCGACAGCATGAACGAGCTGATCGCTGACGAGGACGACTACCAGGCAGGGATGAAGGCGATCGCGGTCTGGTCGCCTGTGTTCAATTTCGTCATGGATGAGCAGGGTAACATCATGCCATCCGAGAGCTACGAGAACCCGATCGGTGGGGTCGTTCCGTTCGTGGACATCAACGGTGGCAAGGACGGCGAGTACTGGGTCCGCTCTGGCGCGGCTCTGACCGACTTTACCATTCAGTTCAACGCAGGTCTGACCGACCTTGGGAACGTGGTCAGGATGCAGGGATTCGGCCAGGCATGGCTCAAGGCTCCCTCTAACCTGATCCCGAATAACATCCAGATCGGGACTAACTTCGTCCTGCGCTTGCCGATTGATCCGAATAACCCTGTCGAGACAGATTTCGGATATGCTAACGCGAACCCTGATCTGCAAGGCTCGCTGTCCTACCTCGAGGGCCTCCTCTCTAGCTTCCTGACCAGCCGTGGCGTTGATCCGAAGGTGGTCAATGCGAAGATGGACTCGGTGAAGTATAGCTCGGGATTCGAGCGCCTCCTGGCCATGGTCGAGCAGTTCGAGGCCAGCGAGTCCGACATCGCAGCATTCAAGGACGCAGAACAAAAGCTGTTCAAGATCATCGTGGCTTATCTGAACACCTACGGAGGAACTAGCGTTCTCCCGGGCTACCGTGTCGCTCCGATCTCTGAAGACGCCTTTATGAGCATCACCTTCAAGAAGCCTTCAAGCGTGGTATCCGAAGCCGAGAAGCTCCAGAACATCCAACAGCGCAAGGAGATGGGCCTGATCACTCAGGTCGAAGCCATCGCCTTGGACCGCGAGATCGAGCTCGAAGACGCGCAGGAAGTCTATCAGCGAATCCAGGAAGAGTCTGGTCGGGAGATCGAAAGAATCATGCCAACTCAAGCCCCACCTGCGGCCGATGTTGAGGACGATAAAGAAGAAATAAATGGCTGAACCCGGGATCAAGCTCACGAAAAGCCGAGTCTCTCAGAAGCTCGACTTAAACGAGCTCACTGGCCGGGATATCTCATCCGATCCGGTTCTGGTCCGTAAGATCGCCCAGGGCGTGATCGACTACATGGTCGACCGGGCCAAGGAGGGGCGAGGGCTTGGCCGTAAGGATCTGAAGAGCCCTTACTCCAAAGCCTACGCGAACAGCCTTTCCTTCAAGGCCGCAGGCAAGAGCCGGAACCAAGTAAACATGACGCTCACTGGGGACATGCTTCGCTCGATCGACATCCTCGAGGAGGACGGAGCATCGGTTGTGATCGGCATCGACGACGAGACGGACGCGCCTAAAGCCTACGGCCACCAGACCGGATTTGAAGGCCATCCGACGATCCCAAACGGGAAGTATAAGCGCCCGTTCTTCGGCGTGACAAGCGACGAGGTGAAGCGCGAGGTCTTGCCAAAGTTCAAGGCCGAGATCGACGCGAGCGCAGGCGCTAGGACGATCAGCTCGCTCGAGAGCCAGGAGACCGCGATCTCGTTCATCCAGGGTCTTCGTAGGCTGGGCCAGCTATTCGAGGTTATTGAGTGAAGCTAAAGGTGAACCAGAAAAGCATCGACAGGCTGGAGCAGGAAACCAAGGATCGGCTTAATCGAGTCCTTTCGAATCGCGAGATGCTAAATGAGGTCGGGACTCTGGCAACTGAATTGCTCAGGTTCACATCTAGGAAGGGCACATCGCCAGAGACTGGCGAGAAGTTCAAGCCATTATCGAAAGGCTGGATCAATAAGCGCGATAAGATCGCCGAGTCCACTCGGCCTCACCAGGCCTATTCGAAGCGCAGGTCGAATCTAACTTTGACCGGGCAACTGATGGACGCGATCAACCATTCCGTGATCGGTAGAACGATCAGGATCACCATCGACGGGATTCATGAGCCCTACAAGATGAAGACGCGCAACGGACTCTCAACCGTTGGAAAGCGTATAAGAAACTCGGATCTGGCGCGATATGTCGCAGAGGCCGGGCGATCGTTTTTTGGGTTCAGTAGAGCTCTCGAGGAAAAGCTCCTGACTCAGGCGAAAAAGATTGTCATTCGCTATATCCGTCGTAATCTCTAACCAACACTTGAAAACCATAGGAGGATAATCAAGAATGGAAGAAACGAACGTGGTCAGTGGCCACCAAGTCGAAGGCAGTGCCGGAAACAAGGACAGTTCGAGCGATAGCGTGAAGTATGAAACTTACTCACGAGCAATCGGGGAAATCAAAGCCCTGAAAGCAAAGCTGAATGAGTTTCAGGCTAAGGAACACGAGCGCGAGCAGACGGTGTTAGCAGAGCAGGGCAAGTATAAGGAAGCCCTGGAGGGTGCTTTGAAATCCAAGCGGGAAATCGAAGAGGCTCTCAAGGCCAAGGATGCAGCCTACGCTAGAACCATCTTCCAGAAGGAGGTTAAGCAATTAGCCCTCACCATGGGAGCGCGCAAGGAAGCCTTGGAGGACATCGTCAAGGTGGGCGACTGGTCCAGTGTTGAGATCGACGAAAGTTTCAATCTGAACACTGAACAGCTAAAGACCCAGCTTGCAAATCTGGCGAAGTCAAAGCCTTACTTCTTCACGACTGGAGCACAGAAGCCGGGTGATGTTCACTTATCGGCTGGGACGTTCTCTGGAGAGAAACCTGTGAAGGAACTCACCAAGGACGAATTGATTGAGAAACTGAAAACCCTGAAACCATAAAGGAAACATTATGCCTGACGTCATTACTGGGAATACCCAACTAGTCGCAACCAAGAACGATCTAATCACTAGCCTCGTCCAGAAGGAACTCAAGTTCCGGGCGAAGCTCCTCGCATCTGTAACCGACCTTTCTAGCTACGCTGGCAAGGGCATGAAGTCTATCAGCTTCCCTAAGCTGTCTAGCTTCACCGTTGAAAACCGCGCTTCGGCTGTTCCTGGAACCATCCAGGCCCTGAGCGCTACCACCGACAAGCTCGACCTCAACCTGAACGCTTACGTGTCTTGGTTGATCGACAGCTCCGACGAGATCCAGTCGTCCATGGACGTCCAGATCGAAAACGCTCTCCGCGCAGCTTCCGCTCACGGTCGCTACGTTGACGAGCAGATCATCGCTGTCCTCGAAGCAGGCGCCGGACTCGACGTCGGAACCGCTCCTTTGACCGCTGACTTGATCCTGGATGCTCGCGAACAGCTCCTGAAGTCTTTCGCTGATCCTGCCGCTTGCGTTATGCTCATCGGTCCAGATCAGGAGAAGGCCATGCTCAAAATCGCCGAGTTCGTACGCGCCGATTACTACGGCTCGTCCAACATTCCAAGCGGTCAGATCGGAACCGTGTACGGAATGCCCGTCATGGTTCACCAGGGCGTTGCCGCTGGCAAAGGCTACTGGTACAGCAAAGACGCTGTCGGTATCGCTTTCCAGAAGGCTCCTTCGATGGCTGAACAGCCTGCGATTGAGTACGGAACCAGCGCAAAGAAGGTCGCAATCGACCAGCTCTTCGGTGTTAAGGCTCTCCAGACTGGTGAGCTCGGCGCCGCTTCTGGCAAGTCGCCTCTCATCGTAAAGATCTAATAAGCTAACGGAATGGGACGGGATACGCTTCCGACAGCCATTCCGAACTTCATCACCGCCGGGAGCCCGATGGGCCTCCGGCGGTCGATGCTTATGAATAATGCCAGGATGGGAGCCCATGTTCGTTATTTCGACATCGGGCAAGTCACGCTTAACGGACGCTTGGTCTGGATCGCGTGGTTCTACGAGGACTTCGATCCTCAGAAGGTTAAGGAACTGGAGGGGGCGAAATGAGTCTTCCAGGCTCTCAACAGGATAGGGAATACGGGAAGTTTCGCGAAGGCGAGGATGGAAAGCCAGCTATCGCGATCATGCCAGCAGGCGACTCGCTGAACGTCGAGACCGCCGGGATCAAGTGGGATGAGATCATCACCACATTCCCAGCCACAAATATCGACGTGTTTACCTACAAGCTCGGCGGCGTTACGGTTCAGACGGTAACGGTTACCTATGAATCATCAGCGAAGAAAACGCCCGTTAGCGTTGTGAAGGTGAGGCTATAATGCCTTGGAGATTCGACACACAACTGGGCGACCTAGTCTTCGTGATAAAGCCTGACGACGTGTCGGATCCTGCCAATGTTACACTTGGAGACTCTGGCGTCTCTGACCTTGCCATTGATACTGGTGAGCGAACGAACGACAGCTCTACACTTGACCAGGGACAAAGAGTGATCGAGGTTAGTGGATAATGGCTATCTTACGAGTTCCAAGGATTACGACCGCGCAGAGAGAGCCTCTAGTTCTGCTAGACGGCGAGATCGTCTTTGATACAGACAAAGGTAAATTTTACGGCGGTAACGGCGTAACGTCTGGAGGCGTCCCTGTCGGCGTCGGGATTCCAGACGGTGGCCTAGAGGGAGACCTTCTAATCAAGGCATCTTCCGTTGATTTCGACACGGAATGGCTAAGTCAGGACGAACTCAGTCAGAAGTGGAAGAGTGAGGCGATCACGCTGACAGAAGCCCACGTTTTAGAAAAGAAGTTCGCTCTCAGCTTCACTCCAAAAGCTCGCGAGGCTGTGCGATTCGTGCCGGATGGTGGGCCAGAACAGAGGCTCGGTGTTGACTACGAGGTATCAGGCAATGAGATACTGTGGAACGGTCTCACGCTTGATGGATTCCTCGAAATCGGTGAAACGATCCGGGTCGTCTATCCAGCGTAAAGATCGCAACAAACAACAAAAGGATGGGAAATAATGTCATCACCTAACCAAATAAAGCAGAAGTATATCGCGAGAATTAACTCGCAGGGATACTACGTCGAACAGAATGGGGCGATCAAAGCCGTTAAAGCTGACGGAACCGAAGCCGATCTTCTGAAGCTCGACGGATCGGATCAGCCGATCCTGATGGGCCATGAAGTAGCCAAGAAATCCGAAGTCGATGCTGTATCGTCTGGCCTTGCTCAAGAGATTCTTGACCGTGCGGCTGGAGACCTGGCGAATCTCTCTAGGATCGAAGCTCTCGAGAATCTCTCGATCGCTCAAACGATCTATGTGTCTAAGAACGGTAACGACACCACCGGAACTGGTGGCCAACACAAGCCGTTTCTGACCCTGACCAAGGCTTTCGCCATGATCACTGACGCAAGCCCGAGCAAGCGTTACGTTGTCCGCGTTGCATCTGGTGCTTACTCTGAGGCATCTGTAGCGCTTCCGGCCAACGTGTTCGTGATCGGTGAGCAAAAAGAAACGGTGCGCATTACTGGCGCTGTGTCGATGGGAGCGTGGGCGCAGGATAACTCTGGATCGGACGACCGCTCCGGGTTCTCTATGGTCACTCTTTTGAGTGCCGCTAACTTTAACTGGTCAACTGCTAAGTCTCGCGCTGGTAAACTCTACATGAACGAAGTAGTTTTCGGATCTACTTTGAACCTGTACGGCTACGACAACGCTATCGCACAAGCT